ATCATGTGAAGGTGATAGTACCAAAAAAGGTTGGTATAAAATTTTAGATAGCATCAAAGATCAAGTAGCTTACGAATTAGCACATGAACATCCGATGTATGCTAAAGCGAGGTGGAATAATGTCTGACATAAAAAGCCTTAAATTGGCATCGACAATAGCTTCATTAGGAAATATTTTAGGTGGTACAAAAACAAAAGCGGAAGAAATAGCTTGGAAAAAGCGTATGCTTAAAACCCAACAAGGTCTTTCATTTCCTGCTGATTTTGACTCCCTTCCTGAAGATGAACAATTAAAACGATTAGATGGAGTTATTAATGTTGGATTGGATAAAGATAATAAGTGAGTTTACGCTTTGGGTTGCTTTTACTTGCGGTTTTATTTTTATTATATCTTTTGTGATCTAG